AAGATAATTTTATTTGTGGTATTTATTGTAAATTTGTTTTTGGCTGTAAAAGGAAAGTAAGGAGGAAAAGCAATGAATTGTGTAATTTTATGTGGAAGATTGACAAGAGACCCAGAGGTTAGATATTTGCAGACAGCAAGTGGAAGTATGGCAGTAGCAAGATACACATTAGCTGTTGACAGAGCTTTTAAGAAAGAGGGCGAACAGGCAGCAGACTTTATTAATTGTATTGCATTCGGCAAGAACGGAGAGTTTGCGGAGAAATATTTACATCAAGGCACTAAGATTATCGTTGAGGGTAGGTGGCAGACAGGCAACTATACCAACAAAGACGGACAGAAAGTTTACACCAATGATTGTGTTGTTGAAAGACACGAGTTCTGCGAAAGCCGTACTAATCAGCAGAGCAACAATAATGGAATTATGGGCGGTAACAGCAGTAATGATGGCTTTATGTCAATTCCAGATGGTGTAGCTGATGAGGGGTTACCATTCAATTAAGAGGTGCAATTATGGATTATAAGAAGTTAAGACAGGCAAAAGCCATAGAATCAGAGAATCGAAAGCGACTTCTAAAGATAAATCCAAAGCTGAATGACAAAAGTGGAATATACTTCTTGCTCCGAGAAGATGAAAACGGCTTTAAGTTTGCCTATGTCGGACAGGCTAAGTCGGTGTTGCAGAGATTGGCAAGCCACCTTGTAGGTTACGAACAGCACATAGATTTGAGCCTACGCAAACATAAGCTATATTCAGAGGATAATCCATATGGCTGGCGAGTTGAATTTCTGAATTTTCCCGAAAGCCAGCTTGACGAAAAGGAGAAGTATTACATCAAGCTGTATGCTGACAATGGTTATCAGCTTAGGAATGTCAGCATTGGCGGACAGGGTGGAAATCGTGATAGTGGTTCGATAGGCGAGAGAAAAGCGCCTAGAGGCTATTTACAGGGCATACAACAGGGCAGAAAGAACCTTGCAAGGGAATTATCCAATATAGCAGAAAAGCACCTTATAATCCGCTTAAAGCCTGAAAAAGAGCATAATAAGGTGTCGCAGAAACAGTTTGAGAAGTTTAAGGAATTATTACAGGAGGGCAATAGTAATGAATGACTATTACACAAATTACACCTGCATAAGCGGACACTGCCCCTTAATTGTCGAAGAGGAAAAATACGGAGTAAGAACTTCAACTTGTGAAGATTATTGTGGAAGTGGTTTTGGCGGTTGCAATCATTGTTACTACGAAAACAGCGAGCTTTGTGAGGAATGTGTGCATAAGGCTAATAATTCAAATACAGAGAGTAAGAATTTATTGAAAGCGGGCGAAAATGATGAATGAAAAAGACCATAAAGCTGATTTTAGCTTTATAACAAGAATGTTAGAAGAAAATAGAAAAGCTGGGTATGAACACGGATATTCAGTTGGCTATAACAAGGCTGTTGATGACACTGTAAAAGCTATCAAGAAAGAATATGCTTTCACAATCTTAGAAGAAGAAAAGATTGGCGAGATAGCAGAACAGTTGAAAGGAGCGAAACAGAATGAAGATTTTAAGCAATAAAGAATATTATCATCTTGTGAACAGAATAGATATTCTTACTAGAGATAATGACTGTATGAATAGAAAACTTGATGAAATGAAAGAAAATAAACCTAATGATTGTAAAAGCAATGCGGGAAGTCACTTTTGTAACATTTGCGAGTTTGGCTATTTGCGAGTAAGAAATCTAATTGGAACAGATATTTATGCTTGCAGTAAAACAGTGCCTTGTGAGGATTTTAAGAGAAAGGAAGTTGAAGAATGAAGATTGACGAAAACGCAATAAATCACAATGCAATGTTGCTGATTGGCAATGAGGCTTTGAAAATTGCAAGTTACGATTTTACAGATAGTGAATTAGAAATAGCGAAGAACTTTTCTTATGCAGCAATAAGCTACATAAATGGAGTTCTTGATATGGCAGTTGCTATGAAAGAAGTTTTGAAAAACTAAGAAAAATCTAAGAAAGGAATAGGTTGTGCGCACATAAAACCGAGGTTTCCTTTTGGTAATTTGAGATGACAGTACATTGTTTATTTGAACAGTCAGGCACATTTAAGAATGCTTTCAAGAAGTATGGGATTGAAGCCTATGACTATGATATTCAGAATGAATTTGGCGAAACCGACTATGTTACTGATCTTTTTAAAGAGATAGAGGGGGGGGTATCAAGGTGAGCCAAGTTTGTTTGATAAGATAAGTACTGATGATTTGATATTTGCATTTTTCCCTTGCACTTATTTTGAATGTCAAAGCCAATTATGGTTTTCTGGTAATAATTATTCACAAAGAAATTGGAGTTTGGAAAAGAAATGCGAAAATGCAATAAAAAGGCACGATGCATTGAATGAATTTTACGGATTACTTAATAAATTAGTCATAAATTGTATAAGGCGAAAAATAAGATTACTTATAGAAAATCCGTATAATCAACCGCATTATCTTACATCGTATTGGTGCTTAAAACCTGACCTGGTAGACAAAGATAGGACAAAAAATGGAGATTACTATAAAAAGCCGACACAATATTGGTTTGTGAATTTTAAGCCCAAAAACAATCTCGTATTCGAAACTATTGATTATGTAAAAACGAAAATAATAGCAAAAAGTAGGGTAAATGACGATGGACTATCAGTTAAAACGCAAAGGTCAATGATACATCCACAGTACGCAGATAGATTTATCAGGCAGTATATCCTTGACGAGGAGGATTATAAAAAGTAATGACAGACGATGCAAAACAGGAAATACAAATAGTCCTTGATTTGCTAAAAGGTAGTCTTGTAAGGAATGGTGTGAGTATGGCAACGGACAGAGAGGGTAACTTGATGTTCTTTGATACATCTGCCTATGTTAGAAGCAAAGGCAAGGAATTTGACGGATTCAGAGTTAATATTAACGATTTAGTGAAATAACAATGTGACAGAACTTGAAGAGGTAATTATGGCAGGCAATTTTATTAAAATTGACAGAAAGATTTTAAAGTGGGAATGGTGGAGCGATATTAATACATTCAGACTTTTTATGTATATGTTGATAAATGCCTATTGGAAAGACGGAAATTATAAAGGCAAGATAATTGAAAGAGGGTCTTTCCCCTCTTCAATATCTGAATTATCAAAAGAAACTAATTTGTCTGTAATGGAAATTCGTACCTCGCTAAAACACTTACAATTAACAGGCGAAATAACAAGCAAAGCAACAAACAAATTCACGATATTTACTGTGGTTAACTACAATTTGTATCAAACGGATAACAAGCAAGATAACAAACAAATAATAAGCGGCTTAACAAACAATCAACAAACAGATAACATTCTATTAACAAACTCTATATTAAAAGAAAGTAAGAATAAAAGAACAGAAGAAATTAAAGAAGATAAGAATACAGAAAAAGATATTACTAACGTAATATCCAAAAAGAAAAGCTATTATCCCGATGATGAATTGCTTGATGAAGCATTCAACGAATATGTGACAATGCGTAAGAGAATTAAGAAGCCTATATGCACCGACAAGGCATTACATAGGGCTATGAATGCTCTCGAAAAGCTATCGGGCGGAGATAATGACTTGGCAGTTAAAATTCTTAATCAGTCAGTAGACCATTGCTGGCAAGGCTTGTTTGGGTTGAAAGAAGATAATTCTAATAAGCAAGGTAATCAGAATTTCAGCAAGGGTGCTATTGACTGGAGCAAAGTGTAAAGGAGCGATGAATAATGCGACTGATTGACGCAGATAAACTAATTGAGGATATTCACAAAAGAAATTATATCGATAAGGCTTTATCTGAAATATTTAAAACTATCATTGATGAACAACCGACGGCTTTTAGTATGGGGGCTAAGCCTATTGATAATTTTGTGAATCCGTTTGAAATAAAGGCAGGTGGCGACACTTGACAAGAGAAGAAACAGTTAAAATCATTCGTATTATGTCTGATTGCTACCCTAACTACAAGCCTAACAACCTATCAGAGACAGTAGATGTGTGGCAGATGATGTTAGATGAATACAGCTACAATCAAGTATCAATAGCGCTAAAAGCGTATGTTACATCTGATACAAGCGGATTCGCACCGAGTGTAGGAGAAATAGTTGCTAAAATGCAACTTGTATCGCAACCACAGGAACTTGACGGAATGGCGGCGTGGGGATTGGTTAGCAAGGCTTTAAGAAATGGCACTTATGGAGCAGTTGAAGAATTTAACAAACTACCGCCGTTAGTCAGGCAGGCAGTTGGGATGCCAGATAACCTTAAAAACTGGGCGACATCAGATTATCAGACGATAGAAACAGTTATACAATCAAATTTTCTAAGAACCTACGAAACAATTGTTAAGCGTGCGAATGAAATAAATCGTATGCCAGACAATATCAAATCACTTATCGAAAAGACGAATGCAAATTCGTATAAGGCTCAAATCGAGCAAAAATTCCAAAGAGATACAAATACATTACAAATTAAAGAAAATGCCTTTATCGGTCAAAATACAAACGCAGAAGAATATATTGAAGCACCTAAAGAAGTGCAAGATAGAATTAACAGAATGCGAGGTTGATTTTAGTGGAAGCAACGCCAATTAGTCCACAGAAAAAATTATATAATTACCGCCGAGAGAATGGATTGTGCCCTAAATGTGGCAAGCCACTTGATAGAAAAGGCTTTTATTGTGAAGAATGTAGGGAGAAGCAAACAACTTACAGCAAAGAAACTAGAGAACTTTGTAGGCAGTTTAAAATTTGCCCGGAGTGTCGCAAAAATAAGCTAGCAGGTGATGAAAAGATATGCCCGGAATGCTTGGCTAACAAAGCTGTATATAGAGCTAATCACCCATTGAGTGATGATAAGCGAAGAAAAAACAATGAAGCATTTAAACAGTATTCAAAAAACTTATATGCTGAACGTAGAAAAGCTGGCATATGTGTTAGATGTGGCAAGGCCAAAGCTGCTAAGGGTAAAGCTAAGTGCTTTATATGTCAAAGCAAAGATAATGCTATCCACAGAAAAAGAACTGAAAATAGGCAAAATATAAAAGAATATCGCAAAGAAAATCATTTGTGTTATCGCTGTGGAGAGCCTATTGACAGACCACAAGGGCAATTATGTCAGAAATGCTGGCAGATAGATTATGAAAGGGGCAAGAGTCTTAAGAATGACAATAGCAAGCATTTATGGCGGTATGATAATCAATTTTTAAGAAAGCGGTGAACAAATGGAAGAAGAGAAAGATGAAATTATGCAAAGAATACAAAAATTAGAGCACTCAATACATATCCACACTTTAATCCTGAAAGAAATGCAAAAAGTTTTAGAAGAAAATGTTCAAAACCAAGTTTCAGTACAAAAAATAATAAAGAAAATTGTCAAAATACTTGATAAATAAGGAGTATGTATGAGTAAGTCGGAACAGAAAAAGTTCAAGGAGCAAATGTTACGTGTTCAGATGAATAGAATTAGCAATGAACAGCAGAAGAAAAATTTTGAATCAGCATTAATATTAATTTTATGGGTACTACACGATAAGTTTGGTTTCGGACAGCAGAGATTAACAAAAGTACAAAAAGAGCTTAAGGTGCTAATAGATAACTACAATGACGGATTATTCACAGCGGAAGAACTTGTTAATCAGCTCTACGAAGAAACAGGAATAGAACATATTAAGTTTAAGTAAGGAGATTGGCTTATGAAGTTTTCAGAACTGACTAAGCCAGAACTTGATGAGATAATTAAAAATGCCAATTTTACAGAAGAAGAATTGAGAATATTCAAGTTACTATCACAAGGCAGGAGCATTACAGAGATTGCTATGCGACTGTCTGTATGTGATAGAACAGTCAATCGCAAAATAAATAAAATCAAAAAGAAAATAAGTAAGTTGGAGGGATATAATGATTAAAATTACCCAGAATGGTGAGAGCGTAAAAATAGAAAATATAACACTTTCAGACAGCTTACTAAAGATAATTGCAGAGATAATTGACAATAAGTAAATATGTGTTACAATGTGCCGTATAATGTGATAAATGCGGCACATTTTACTATAAGGAGATAAATATATGGAATGTGTTGCTTATATGAGAGTATCCACTGAAAAACAGGCTGTTGAGGGTAACGGACTTGATAGCCAAAAAAGGGATATTGAAAACTATTGCAGAAAAAATGAGCTTGTAATAACAGATTGGTATATTGATGATGGCTATACAGGTACGAATATGGATAGACCAGAACTTCAAAGGCTTGTAAATGATTGTAGCCGCAAAAGAATAAGTTGTGTTGTAGCCTTTAAACTTGACCGATTATCAAGAAATATGATTGATGGAATATATATTATTGAGAAAGTATTTCAAAAATACAATGTTGTGTTCAAATGTGTACACGATAGTGTTAATTATGACAGCCCTATGGAGCAGGCATACACACAGATGATGGCTGTATTTGCACAGCTTGATAAGAATACAATGATGTTACGTATGCGTGGCGGTATGCTTGAAAGAGTTAAGCAAGGTTACTGGTTCGGTGGTGGTAATTTGCCTTATTGTTATTCTTACAGCAAAGACCAAGGTATATTAATACCTATTCCAGAACATGCGGAACAGGCGAGAAAAGGTCTTGAATTGTTCATATCCGGCTATTCAGATGCGAAAATTAAAGAAATTTGTGGCTTTAGATCAGAATTAGTTACTAGAAGTATTTTGACCAGTGTTGTTAATATCGGAATGATACCATACAAGGGTAAAATATATCAGGGCAAACATGAAGCTGTTTTTGATAAAGATAGGTTTGAACTTGGATTAGAACTAAGAAAGTCAAGGTGTTCAGCAAAAACTTACTGTATAACAGAACCTAATTTATTGACTGGATTATGTTATTGTGGCATTTGCGGCTGCAAAATGCGTTATCAAAAATGGGGAAGCGAAAAACATAAGATTTATTGCTGTTCAAGAAATAAATCGCTTTCATATCTGCCTAATTATAATGCAAGCTGTAATAATTCGCTTGAATGGGCGGATGAGATAGAGAAACAAGTAGAAGAAGAAATCCTTAAAATATCGCTTGATTTATCATCTTACAAGCCAAAGGAAAAGGCGACAAAACTTGAAATTATGCAATCACAGCTTGAAAAGGAACAGATTAAGCTAAAAAGATTATACAATCTGTATGCTGACGGAAATGATACAGTCTTAGAAATGATTAAGGAGCTCGAATCACAGATTAAAGAAATGAAATCAAACATTGCCGCCGAAAGCAAAAACGCAATCAATACACAGAAAAAGGAGTTTGTTTACGAGAACATAAAAAAACTTGCCGACATTTGGGATAAGGTCGACAAGAAACAAAAAAACATGATACTTAAGACTATAATAGATAGGATTGTTATAGTCAATGGAAATATTGAAATACAGTTAAAGAATTTTTAGCAGAAACTTAATGCCATGGGCATGGCATATAGGAAGTGCTAATGCCGTATTTATCACGTTTTACAATTATATAATTTCAATGCTGTCGCTTATATGTCGTACATATGTCTATTATGTGTCGCTTTAAGCGTCTTTTTTTATGCAAAAATGTAATCAGAAAGAGAGGTAATGTAAATGTTTTCTGATGAAGTTAGAGAAAAGATTTTGAGCAAAGAAGAATTACAGAAACTTGATTTGGTGACATTATCTCTTGTTATCCACGCAATTGAAGAGGTTTTAGAGGAGGCAGACAATGAACAATCCTTATCAGGCACCTATAATGAATAATTCTTATGTACAATCCACAAATCCTTATATGGACAGAATGAATTTCTTACAGAATTACCAGCAGAGCTTACAGCAACCAGCAGCAGGAATACAAATGCCTTTGACAAATCAACAGGCTATGCCGCAACAGCCGGCAGGTATCAACGGAAGAATTGTACAAGCAGTCGAAAATATCAACGCTAATGAGGTCCCTATGGATGGCTCAATGGCATTTTTTCCTAAGCAGGATTTATCAGAAATCTATGTTAAAGGTTGGAACGCTAATGGAACTATTAATACGATTGTGTATAAGCCTTATACAGCCCCTAAAGATAATCAGACAGTGAATTCTATAGCTAATGCAGAAAACGCTAAATTTACCCTGTCAGACGAAAGTACAGAGCTGTTTATGAGTAAGTTTGATGAACTATCAGAGAAAATAGGACAGTTAGAAGATAGATTTGACAAATCTTTAGGAACACAAAGAAAATCTTCGAGAACTCAAAGCAAGGGCGGTGATGAAGAATGAACCCAATTAACATTTTTCGGATGATGAGAGGTGGTCCTCAACAATTTATACAGCAGATAATGGGAAACAATCAGCTTATGAGCAACCCAATGATGAAAAATACAATGCAAATGGCACAGCAAGGCAATATGCAAGGTATCGAACAGATGGCTAGAAATTTATGTAAAGAAAAGGGATTAAATGCAGATGATATATTTAATCAGATAAAAAGTAGATTTGGTAATTAATAGCATATTAGATGTCTTTGCAAACTACCTAGGTGACATCTTTATGAATATATTTTTAGGAGGTAACAATATGTTTTCAAACTCAAATTGTGCCAGCGTACCATTAGTTGCAAACATTGACAGCAACGGCAATAACGGTGGCTGGGCTGATGGCGGCTGGCTTTGGATAATCGTTGTATTCGCATTACTTTTTGGATGGGGCAACGGCGGTTTTGGCGGTTTTGGTGGTAACAATGGCGGTGGCTATGTTGCAACAGCTGCTACGCAGGCAGACATTCAGAGAGGATTTGACAACTCCGCAGTTATCAGCAAGTTAGACGGCATTTCTAACGGGCTTTGCGATGGATTCTACGCTATGAATAACAGTATGCTCACAGGCTTTAATGGCATAAATACAAACATTATGCAGACAGGCTACGGCATCCAGCAGGCTATTAACGCTGATACAGTCGCTAATATGCAAAATACAAATGCTTTACAGTCACAGCTTGCCAACTGTTGCTGTGAGACAAGAGAAGCTATTCAGGGCGTAAACTACAATATGGCAACTAACACCTGTGCTTTACAGAACACGATGAATAATAATACAAGAGATATTATCGACAGCCAGCAGGCAGGAACAAGAGCAATCCTTGATTTCTTAACAAATGACAAGATAGCTACATTACAGGCAGAGAATAATGATTTACGCAGAGCTGCTTCACAGGATAGACAGAATGCACTTCTGACTACTGCAATGACAGCACAGACACAGCAGATTGTCAACTCTGTAAATCCTACAGCTATTCCAGCCTATGTTGTTCCTAATCCTAATGCTTATGCTTATGGATGTGGTTGCAATGCAGGATGTGGCTGCTAAAACTGAATAATTGAGTATCTTAATTGAGTTTAACTCGATTATGTCTGCTAAGCAGTATTACTTACAAACACAAAGGGCAGACTATAATGTTTGCCCTTATTTTTATGAAAGAGAGGTAAAACAATGGAAATAACAGGAATTGCATTACAAACAGTTGCCGCCGGAGAAGATGTTGCATTTACAGAAACACCGGTATGCGGTAGCAAATGTATAGTCCACAGACAGGGAAGCGGAATTATAAAGTTAAGAGGTATCACAAATCAGTGTAAGGCTAGATTTTTAGTATCTTATAGTGGAAACATTCAGATACCTACAGGCGGTACAGTTGGAGCTATATCACTTGCTATTGCAGTAGACGGAGAGCCTTTACAGTCAACACGAATGATTGTAACACCAGCCGCAGCACAAAATTTACAGAATATTAGTTCACAGGCATACGTTGATGTACCTTGTGGCTGTTGCAGTACAGTAGCGGTACAGAATACATCTACACAGGCTATTGAAGTGCAGAATTCTAATTTAATCGTTACTAGACAAGCTTGATAAGTATTCGATAATAAGTCTTTCTAATATTGCTGATACAGAAAGATGCTCTTTGATTGCTTGAATTTTAATCTTTTCCAACAATTCGCTTTCTATTGTGGTTGTGAATTTGATTTTAGACATTGCAAAACCTCCTTTTTAACAGTATACCATAAATACGTATTGACGTAAATATGCAAAATTGTTATAATATACGTAAATAAGTATATACGTATAAAGGAGATTGAAAGATGGCTTTTAAAAAAGGAATGACGGCATATAATTTTGATGATTTGACAGGCAAGACATTTAACAGGCTAACAGTTATTAAAAGAGTATATAGGAATAATAGTAAAAAAGTATATTGGAAATGTAGATGTGTTTGTGGAAAAGAAACAACTGTTGAAAGTTCAAAACTCAAAGGGGGATATACAAAAAGCTGTGGGTGTCTCAACAATGAAAATCGAAATCGCCATATAAATGAACTGACTACGCATAATATGAGTAACAGCAAATTGTTCGAGGTTTGGTGTTCAATGAGAAGAAGATGTGAAAACAGAAAAGATAAGGCGTATAAGTGGTATGGTGCTAAAGGCGTCAAAGTATGTGATGAATGGCAAGGAGAAGGCGGTTTTCAAAATTTTTATAATTGGTCTATAAAAAATGGGTACAAAGAGAATTTATCTATAGATAGAATAGATTTTAATGGAAATTATGAACCGTCAAATTGTCGTTGGATTACGCAAAAAGAGCAATGCAATAATACAAGCAGAAATATTTATATCGATTACCGCGGAGAAAGAAAGACGTTAAGTGAATTATGTGAGATGTATAATCTTAAATATGGAATTATGCACCATAGGATTTGTGATTTAGAACTTCCTTTTGAGATTGCTATGAATTTGAAAGGGTTTTGTAGAGTTCACTACAAAGGAAAGGAAACTGATTTAAGGCAAATATCAAGAGATGAAAAAATAGAGTATAAAACTTTATTGAAAGAAGTATTGGTAAATAAAAGAGACGATATAGAACAAATTATATTAGATTGTGGAGGTAAAAACATATGCACAAATGGGCTAAACAGATAATGGAATGCGTCAAGGCTAAAGTTGAAGCAATCGGATTAGATAGCTTTGAGGGACAAAACCTTGACGATTTAAAGGATTTTACAGAAATAGCGAAGAACATAGCTTGCTTTGACAAAGATTACAGAATTGTTGAAGCTATGGAAAAGTCAGAAGATAACGAGGATATTATGCGTATGCTTGAACAGTACGAAGATTATCCGGACAGAAGATACTATGACCACTACCGCTATGCAGATGGAAGATTCGCCCCAAAAGGTAAAGGAACATACCGCAGAGGATATGAAGAGCCACCTTATATGCACATGTACCCAGAAGCAGAGCATATGAGGGATATGGATAGGGATTATGGCAAGATGTACTATACAGAGCCAATGCCTGAAAGTAATTACGACAGAGCAAAGAGAAACTACACAGAAACTAAGGAAATGCACAAGAATAACACGCCAGAAGATAAGGAACACAAGATGAAGTCACTTGACAGCTATACTAAGGAACTTGCAAGCGATATTACAGGTATGGTAGCTGATATGTCGGCAGAAGAGAAGAATTTGCTTAGAACAAAGTTAAGCACTCTTGTATCTAAGATATGATTTTAAGGGCTATGAGTAGCAATATTCATAGCCTGTTTTGTACATTGATAACTGAATATTGGCTAGTGAAAAATAATTATAACTTTTGCTTGACAGCTATACGTCATTGACGTATAATACAATCAAGAAATAAAGAAAGGGCTTGAATATCAAGCAAAGGTGAATATTATGAGAAAAGAAGAATTAAAAAACATAAAGAGAGTAAGATTTAATGATTACTCAAACTACGACCCAGAAAAATGTAACGATGGCGGTAGTTACGGCTTTTGGACTGATTATAGCTGCCTTGAAAATGGCAACTGGGAAATCAGTTACGGAACAACAGCAGATATGGAGTTCTGTCCTTGCTGTGGCAGTTTTGGCGACCACTACGACTATGGCGAAGAAGAGTATAGTTGTGGTGATTTTGAAACAGTCACTACTGATGAGTTGTTAGAAAAGATTAACAGCTTTGAAGAAAGGGAGGGTGAGTATATTGAGTTTAAATAGCTCACCAATAAAAGAATTAAGAGAAGAAACTGGAATGTCACAGCAACAGTTTGCTAGATATTTTGGACTTCCGTTAAGAACTTTACAAGGTTGGGAACAAAGCAGAAGAAAGCCACCAGATTATCTTGTAGAGTTATTAAAAAGAATATGGGAATTAGAAAACCACTAGCCAATATCGGTTAGTGGTTTTTGTTTTATTTAGAAAGGAGCATACAGATGGTTTTTAGCATTAATGGCACAATGTGGCAAGTGCAATACAAAAATTCAAATTCGGGTGAATTAAAGCGGTCAGACGGCACAATCAGCTTAGGTGTAACTGATAGAAATACACACACAATTTATCTGTCAAATGCCTTGCGTGGATTTATGCAACGCAAAGTGCTGATACACGAAGTATGCCACGCAATCTGTATGTCCTATGATGTGTACTTGCCTATCGAACAAGAAGAGATATTGTGTGATTTTGTGGCGACTTATGGCGATGAAGTATTTGATATTGTTGATATGGTGCTTGGAGCAGTTAGGAGAGTGGGATAATGAGCATTGATGAGTTGTTAAAGATAATTCAAAAGACTAATCCGACTATGACAAAAGAATTATTGATATATGAGCTTAGTCAATGCCGGTATTCAAGTAAAGCATTGATTTATACAGAAAAATGCTGTCAAAAAATTTCGGGGTAACGCATTTGATACCTCCCCCGGATACATCTTTGATATTCAGAAAAACGATTTTGACAATTTTTAAAATTTGGTTCAGATTTTGTTTAAATCTTACTCTAAAAATTGGAAAAATTTTCTCATAAAATATAATGTGAAATTTTTGAAACCCCCGTCATATGCAATTTTGAAATCCAAAAATCGGTTACACAGAATTTTAATTTTTGCTCCCGATTTCGTTCGGATTTGCCCTGAAAAATTGATGAAAAACTTTAACAGATTAAAGTGCATTATATAAACTTGACCGGCTGCGATTCGTGCTTATTTTGACTTTGTGACTTTGTGTTTTGCCCTGTGCGGCGGTTTTATTGTGTCGGTGTAGACTTATTAGCCTACAGAACAAAACAACCTTAAAACACTTTTAAATGCGTTGTGCAAATGGGTATAATATGCCCTTGCAAGTTGTGGAAGCTGTCACCAGTTCTGGAGAATCCACCAGAACGCACACCGCCCCAACTGGGTACACTTGTACACCTAAAAAGGCGCAAAAGCCTTATATATAAGCATAGCATTATTATATTAATTTTTCAAGGTACAACAAGAGCATATTAATATATATATGCTAATGCATCCGCAGGAATTAAACCCATACAAGCTACCAGATAACGCTAAAAAGGGCGTAGAATGTACGCCCTTGGTCAAGCTATTAATTATTAAACTCATAAAATAGACCGCTTTTATTGTAACACGTTGTAAGTCTTTTTAAGCCATAAAAAATATCATAATTACAATCGTAAACAGCTTGTAGACCTGCATATATAATTACGCTTCGCCCATTATCCCAAAAAGAAAAATCCGCTATTTTTTCAAGCTCCAAGATTTTAGTTGCCTTTGCTCCATAAATAAATGTAAATTTTTCTAAATTTCCGCGGATTTCTCCGGCTGTTAAAGTGTCTAATTTTTCATATATTGTCATATCGCGCACCTCCATATTCTTTTCATTTCCCTATCCGGGGAAAAGCAAGCCGGGGAATCGAACCCCGGAAAAGCCAACCTTGCTAATTATGCTAAGAGCTGCAAAAGCTCCGCGCGTTTAGTCTGTATCAATTCCTTTGCTTTCATAAAGTCAACCGCGCCGCCTGTCATATATTCGATATACTTCGCAGCACTGATATATGCGTCAAATTCTGCCTTGTATGCCTCATCAAAGGCATTTTCTAATTCTTTGCTTTCTGGCTGTTCTGTCCATCTGCTCTCTGCTTCGTCTGCGGCTTTCTCTAGCTGTTCCAGCTTCTTAATCTTTTCAAGTAAAATCATCATAATTCATGCCTCCTTATTAATATGTTCAATCTTGAATCTGTCGCGTGTATCTTTCGGAATAACTAAATTAACAAAATCTTCCGCTAAAACTAAGGTATCAAATTGCGCCACAATTTTTTCTTTAGGACTTTCAAATTCACTGAAATATTGTGTTTCTATAACTTGCCAATTCATATTTACCCCTCCTTATAATCTAACCATTAAGCCTAAATCATTGCTGCTTTTAGCTCTAATAATATAAAAATCTTTAACTACATCATTAAAATACTTCTTGGAAGCTGTAAACATCTTGCCGCTTCCCTCATATTCTATACGCTCAATCTTTCCGTTTTTGTGAACCTCGAAAAAATCGCAATGCATTGTGATAAACAGCTCTTCAAATCTCATGTTCTTGTACCATTTCGCCGATTGTGATATAATCGGCTTACCTTTCTTTTTGATTGGTGGCGGTTCGTTCTTGGTAGGGGCGACCGCCTTTTTTATTTGCAAGATTATAATATCACTTTAAAAAGAAATATACAAGCGTTTTTATAACTTTTTTAAGAAATATTTTTATTGACTTTTAGAACCTACTATATTATTATAAGAAATAAATAAAACAATATAGAAAGGAGCTATTGCAATGCTTAAATATCGCTTTAATGTCGGCGACGCTTTAGAACGTGCCGGATTTAACACATACAAAGCTAAAACAAGTGGATTATTAAGTCAAGACACGCTAAGAAAGATAAAGAACGAAGATACAAGCATAAATGCTAAAAGTATAAATAATCTTTGCTTGATTTTAGATATGCAGCCGAAAGACCTCTTTATATATGAAGAGACAGAGGAAGAAAGAGAACTAAAAAAGAAATTATAAAATATTTTAAAATATCACTTGCAAAAGTGACAAAGAAATGCTATTATAATTATACAAATTAAGAAAGGACAGCGGAAACGCTGAAAGGTGGAAACCATGAGATTATTTTTAGCAATCAAAAAAGACGAACAGAAAAAGGAGTATATAAGTGCAGTCATTAATTCCAGAACATTCCCAAGCACATATGCAGCGGATAACAGAGGCGTGCGAATCGTGGAATTATCAGAGATTAAAGAGGGCGAAGATATTTTGAATTGTCATATATGTTTATAAGAAAGGTTAAAAGGTGGACAAGATGAAAACTATTGAATTATTAAACAAAGCTGTTGAACTTGGATTTGACAGAGAAAAGGCACTTGCAGACATAGATGCAAGCCTTGACGAAATAATCGGAGCAGAGAACAGAAAGCCAATCACGGAAGAGGAAGTCAGCGAAGAGCTAGCAAATGATATTTTGTTTGGGTTTGAATGTGAAGAAGAAAGTAATTAAGAAAGGGTGAACGGTGGACGACATGAAAGAGTTTAAAATGTATAACGGTAATACAATAGAGATTGGAGAGGAACTTAGATTTGCGGATTTATGGCAGAGTGAAACAGGAGACGAAGAAGAACTTCTTGATTCTGGCTGTTGCTGGGTTGGTGATGACGAGGACAATATGCCAATAATCGCAGATTTTGAAATTTTACGAAAAGGCGAAGATGATTTGCTGAATTCTCTTGTAAAAGTGACAGATATAAGATAATATGATTTAGGCGGTGTATATTGTTATACATCGCTTTTTTAATGCCTATTGATTAATTATATTTATTGTGTTATTATATTGCTTATAATTAAATATAAGATTTACACCCGATAATTATATAATAGTTATCGGGTTATTTTTATGTTATTAGTATATATCAATAATAAGCTGGATAAGCTCCGGCAGAAAGGGGAACAGATGGAGAAAGTACAGGAAACACCAGACACACCCGAAGTATTTCAGAATGACATAGAGCTGTATTTATCGCAGTTCTGCGAAGAACACAACATCGAAGACATGACAAAAGAACCACAGAGCCGATGGAACGCTGCCCTGATGTATATAAATAAATATGTTTTCAGTGATAAAAGTATATTAAAATTAAATAAGAATATTAATAAAAATAATACTAATTGTATTATGGATAATAATTTTAATATGTATGATTATGATAAAGTAGAGTATATATTATATATATATTATTATTTATGTGCTATGTATGATAAAGAATGTAGTATTATAGGATTTAGCTTATTAACTGGAATTAATAGAGATACTATATTAGATTGGGGGAATAGCGAGCGAAAACTAAGTACAAAAAGTTTCGACATCGCGCAAAAACTGCGACTTTTTCGCGAAGAGAGCCTATCAAACAAGCTCGCAACCGGCAACAAAAACCCTGTTGGCATCCTTGCAATACTCAACCGACACTTTGTATGGAATCTTCCCGGAGTTAGTAGAGAAAGCACTACGAAAGTCATTAAGACCGCATCAGAGCTCCCACAATTGAGCCAAAATAATACACAATTAACAGATAAGCAGCATATAAACACTATAAACAATTCAGACACAATTTAAACATCTTGTAAACCGCTTAAATACTGGGTTTATGAGCGATAAGTGTTTATATAACGCTGATAAATTAAGGTTTATCGGCGTTATGGTACAGATATAGTGTGAATTGTGTTAATTGTTTGAAATATCTGTACCAAGCAGACACAATTTTATAGATAGGGGCTAGGGGTTGTTAGCCTCTAGGATTTTGCCCCAACTAAGTCGCTCAAATATTCTCAAAAATAAAAAGGCTTATTATATTTATATATACACATTTATTTATATATATATTTATACACCCAATAATTAATAACTTATTAACCATATACAGTAATTAATATATTTATTAATATAACTTTAATAAAACCTATATAATTTAATCAATAATTACTGTACAAATCCTATGGATAGGTGTATAATAAACACAGTTAATTTAATTCTAATGATTTTATAAACGCACATCAGATACCGATTACTCAATCGGGCTATTTCCAAAAAAAATTTTAAAATATAAAAAAGGGGTTAGAAATGCAGGGCAATGAATATCAAAAATTGGCTATGCGTACTAACGATAAAAAGGCTCATTATAGATTAAGTACTGAATTAACTGGCAAGTTTCCACTTAGTCCTCTAACAGAAAATAATGCTAAGTGTAGCAACATAAATGATATAGCGGGACTTCTTAACGGTGTCTTAGGTTTAACTGGTGAAGCTGGTGAAGTGTCAGACCTTGTTAAAAAGGGCATATTCCACGAAAAAGGCATAGACCTAGAACACCTCAAGAAAGAGTGCGGCGATGTAATGTGGTACGTTGCTATGATTTGCGAAGCTTGCGGATTCAGTCTTGATGATGTAATGCAGACAAACATAGATAAGCTTATAGCACGTTATCCGAATGGCTTTGATTCTTACAGAGCTAATCATAGACAGGCAGGTGATGTCTAATGCTTAAGCCAGAGGAAGATTGCTGTAATTGCTTGTATAAATTTAAAATGTGGTTTGAAACGCCTTGCAAAAATTGCAATGGTAATCCAGACACACATCCTAACGGCACAGATAACTTTGTAGAACAGATTAATAGTACAAATGATATTGCAGCACTCTTTGAAGATAAAGAGTAGCTTAATTGCCCCTTAGCCAAGCGGTCAAGGCATAAGATTTTGATTCTTACATCATCAGTTCGATTCTGATAGGGGTAGTTTGCAAGTACTTAATCGTTACTTGCACCTTTGAACTTACTGGTTTGGTGGAATTACCATGACATTAAGTTCTACTTTCACCTCATAGCAAGAGCTGTTAAGGACTGTCAGAAAGTCCGTGAGGTTTTGCTGCACGCTTAATTAGCTTAATGCAGCATTTAGCAGTTACAGTAGTAGTAATAGCGAGCGAAAGCACTATCTTAGAACATTATTAAGTCCTACTGCACGGGCTTATCTGTATTGCATCCAGCTTTTGCCAAGACCTATTATGTGAGTTCGTACCTCACACTGCTATTTAAAACTGGCACTTTGTGACGTATATCCCCAATCGTAACAATAAACTTAGCTTGATTGTTAAAACTTACAATAATCTCCGAAAGTATCTTATTACATTTCCCAACAAAGTGTCAGTTTTTTATTTTGCAGATATGGTGTAATGGTATCACAAGAGATTGCTAATCTCTCTAACGAGTAAAATCGTTATGCAGGTCCGATTCCTGCTATCTGCGCTAAAATCCTTTTTCAAGTCTGCGTGCGTAAGCTGGTAGCAGACTAATACTAGTTAGAATAGGGTTTTGGTTCTGACAACATAGTGTGAGATAGGTTCAATTCCTATTACAGTCGGTGTACCCTTGGAGATGTGGTTCTTCGAGGTGTGAGGTTCGATTCCTTAACTGGGTGGTGAGTATGGTGCAAGTCCATATGTCAGATTAACAGCAAACTAGGTTAGCTACCGAAAAGCAGACCACGACTGCCTGTTTGTTGTTATATCTAAAATCGTGGAAATTATCATTCGTGGAGGTAAATAAAATGGCGAAGTTGATTAAGCATCGTTCAATCGGAAAAATAAGAATGGAACTTGCGGATTATGTGCTGAATTGCACAGATGATGAATTGTACGAGCTTTGCGGTGCTGTTTCAGAGCTTGAAGGTGTAACATCTTGGTCTTGTGATGAATGCCAAAAACGATTTAAACCAGATTGTAGCTTTGATAGCGATGATTCAAGATGCAAGAAGCATTTCTTTGAGATGAATAAGCCGGAATAATATTGGTAAAATCAGTTGCCTAGTGATTGCAACACGAAAAGAGTAACCTACGAACTCCTGGTAACTGTTTTTATATAAATCGTAGGGTTATCTATCGTAGGAGGTAAAATATGGCAGACATAAAAATTAAAAAAGCAGTAATTAGAGAAGATTTATTATCAATAACAAACGATTATAGAAAAGCAATCATTCTCAATCAGTTTATCTATTGGTCTGAAAGAGTTTCGGATGCCGATAAGTTTATCAAGAAAGAAAATGAGATTGCGAAGAACAATGGAGAAGAAGAAAGAGAGCTTTTCTATGGTTGGATATATAAAACCGCCGAGGAATTAGCTGATGAGGTTATGTTAGGTTTATCTGCAAGCCAGATAAGAAGATATATCAGCGATTTGGTGAATATGGGTTATATCTCAAAACGAAATAACCCTAAATATAAGTGGGATAGAACATTACAATATAGGGTAAATCTTGTAAATATTGCAAAAGACCTTAAAAAGAATGGCTATCCATTAAGCGATTATAAAATTGAAATTCCAGAAAATGAGAAAACCATTACGCACGAGTGCGTAATCAATAATGAGCCAATGAAAAATCAAACACAAGCTAGTGACGAAGCAATACCAAAGAGTACTAACATAGATTACTTAAACAAAGATTACAAATCAAATAGTACAGAATGTAATTCTCTTAACAGAGAGCAATGTAATTCTTTTTTACCTAAAGATAAAAAAGTGAAAGAGTTTAAGCCGATAAGCGAATACTCTCAAAGTGATTGGGAAGTTGCCGAAGAAAGAATGATAAGTAGGGCTGGCAAGATAGCTTATGATTGGACTAATGATAAAACACTCAAAGAAAATGTAGAAGCATTCTTTAAATACTTTTTAGATAAACACGGAGAATGTACTGGAGAATATCACTACCCATTAACAGATAAGGTTTTATCAAGAGTAGTAGATAATTTAACAAAAGAAACCGACATAGAGCGTGACGGATATACAGATACCTATTATGCAGCTATAAGTGATATGGATGATAATACAGACTACAAGATGCTAGTTGATGAATATTTCAACACAAAGTTTTCAGCACAATGTGATTACAGCTTAGTTCACTTTTCTTCTGAAAAGGTTTTAATTAACATTATGAACCACGCTTGTAAGAGCAGCTGGTGCGAAAGCAAGGAATGGTAAGGAGTGATTATTATGGCAGCAGGTGTACATCCACTAAACAAAGATAAGTTTTATGAAGCAATTAACTTATACATATCGGGGCAAGCTTCACAGGTAAAGGCGGCAAAAGTAGCAGGTTGCAGCGTGCCGACATTTAAGAAATATGCTAATAAGATATATGGCGGCGAGGAATTACCAGATAATTTATGGGGGAAGAATGATGATTAAGAAAATTATTAACTGTTGGATAAGACACAAGACAAAGAATCTAACAGAAATACCGCTTTTCACAATGACATTTAATTACCGCAAGTATAAGGCACAGGGGAAGAAAGATAGTTGTATGCTTTATAGCCATCCAGACATTGCCAATGATGAATTTGTAAAGGGCAAATTACAAGAAGTTGTTGACTATATCAGAGATAACTATGATTTGGATATATTTACGAAGATTTGAGGTGTGATATGTGTAAATTTTGCGAGGGAAAATTTCCTGTCATAACGCATTATGGCAAATTTAAGATTGATAAGTTGTCAAATAAACCTGTAATTACATGCGACTTGAATAAATGTCCGTCCTTTGCGGTGTGTTGCAGTAAAGATATGAATGTTGAAATGGTAATGGAAATAGCCTATTGCCCTATCTGCGGTAGAAAGTTGGTGGAAGAATGAATGAAACTATTTTATATATTTCAAAATCAGAACAGGATATACGAAGTTTTCTGAAATATCTTCAATCAAAGCTAAAAGCAGTACAAAAGGAATGTACCCTAGATGAAAAACACGATATTTTAAAAGTACCAAAATATTACGATATTGTCGGAAAGAGTATTCATGGAAATATGCTTGGTGTAGGCTACGGATATTGCAAATATTATTGCTTTTCAGAAGCGTATGATAGAAATAAATACAGCGAAGCAGAAAATGAAAGGCTTAAAGAAATTCTTATGCACACAAGAAAGGGTGCGGAGAGAATATCGGGGCTTGATATTTTATGTATGCTAGGGTTAGTTTGAAAGTTGGTGGAAGGATGATTAAAGAAGCATTGTTGGACAGTTCAAAAGGATATGTCAAAGTTTTCTTTGATGGTAACCCAGTTGATAGTATATATACTGTAGATGGCATTACAGACGATGAGTCAGGAATGAAAAAGATACAACTTACTTTTTTAGTGAAAGAAGTGCTTTTTAAAGATTAAACGGAGATTTGTCAATTTTGCAAAGGGGGATTACCATGAAACATAGCAAAGAATGGCACACTTGCGATAGGTGCGGTGTGGAAATAGAAAAGCCTAAAATATGGTATGACCGAATATTCCCTTATCGAAGAACCGTAAATTTAAAAAGAGCTACATCTTTCAAGGAAATATTTACGGAAATTAAACAAGGGAAAATAGAGCCGGTCGTAAGTGGAAATGGCATAGAAAATATTGTATTAGAAGAATACTATTGTACAAAGACAAAGCAAATTGATTTATGCCCTAAGTGCAGGGAAGATTTTGAGAGGTTTATGAGAAATGAGGTGTATTAAGAACTATGAAAATATCAGAAATGAATAACTGCATCGAAGAAATGCGTAAATGTTACAAGTTTGATGATGATAAAACGGAAATACGGATTGGAGATATGATAAGTGGAAGTAACAGATATGTAACTGTCGGTACAAGGGATGAAAACGGAACACAGATTGAAATGACAAGATATGCAGATGAATTAGTGGAGAAAGTATATGAAAAAATCAAGAAGTAAAATCATAATCAAAACTAGAAAAGGCGGTTATACAAAAATATACGCTAATGGTAAATGGCAGAAAAAAATTACAAACATTGATTTTCACGCAGACTGTAATAGAAAAGGTATACCATACATAAATGTCAACTGCCAGTTTGAAAAGTATGTATGCGATAAGAACGGAGCGCCAATCGTATCTAACGGTAATATGGTAAAAGAACGCTGTATTGCTAAAATTTAATATATGAAAGGAAAAGCAGAATGAAAAAATTATTTGTAAGCGTGCCAATGAAAGGTAGAACAGAGGAAGAAATTAAAGCAAGTATTCAGAAAATGAAAAAGATTGCTGAAATATACGAGGGCGAAGAATTAGAGCTTATCGACAGCTACATTAAGGATAACCCACCGAAAGACAGCAAAGAGGCTGTATGGTACTTAGGCGAAAGCCTTAAGAAACTGGCACAGGCTGATGTATTTATAGGAATATGTGAAAACTATGATTGGAACAGCTGCTACATTGAAAGAAAAACAGCAGAAAGATATGGCATAAAAACATATGCATGCCCAGCAGAAGATGTAATTGATTGTTATTCTTTATTACTGGAGAAAAAAGGGATATATGCATGCACAACTAAAAGAAATGTTTATCCTAACATTTAAAGATGATTGCTGAAATAATAAATATTACCGCCATATAAGTGATTTATGGCGCTACCCTAAAACAATTATAGGCAGAGGTCTATAAGCACCTTTGCTGAAAAGTGGAGGTGCTTTTCTTATGGCTAGTCAAAGCCTTATTTCTACAGTTAATGGATATGAAAATTACATAAAGAGAAATGGAATTGATGAACAGGTAATCAACGCTTATACAGATGCTTGCAGTGTAGCCATAAACGGCGAGAAAGATATTGAGTATGGACTACAACTTACAGAAAGGACAAAAGAGCTTATAGAGCGTTTCTGCAAGGATAAGACAGGTGGAACGATATGGGATTTAGAGAAGTATGCGTTTGCAAATAAAACGGAATATGAGCTGATTAATTGGTTTTACGATATTTTACTGATTGAAGCACAAAACAAGGTTGTTGACAGTTTTTTTAGATACATAGAAAAGAAACGTGAACCTAAAGAAAGATTCTATATGCCAAGAAGAAAACAGTTTATCAAAATAGGCTTAATAGAAGCATTACAAGGCATGATTGATGATAAATATGATATTTTATGTATTTCTCTCCCACCCGGAACAGGAAAAACCACAATCGAAAAGTTTTTCCATTCTGCGGTTATAGGTTGGTACTCAAACGGATATAACCTCTTTTATTCACACAGCGGAGACATTACACGAATGTATTATGATGGAGTATACGATATTGTCACAAACGCTGACGAGTATACATGGGGAGAAGTGTTCCCTGGACTTGAAGTAACAAGTACAAATGCAAAACTTGAACAGTTTAACGTAGGAAAATATAAGCCGTTTCAATCTGTACAATGTACATCTGTCGGCAGTAAAAATGCCGGTAAAGTCAGAGCCAATAAATTTCTGCTAGTTGATGATATGATAGGCGGCATTGAAGAAGCACTAAACCCAACCTATCTTGATAAATTGTGGGATAAATATGCAGTAGATGCACGACAAAGAAAGATACCGGACGAGGATGGAAACCCATGTAAAGAAATACATATTGCTACAAGGTGGAGCGTTAGAGACGTAATAGGACGTATTATACAAGCTTATGAGGGAAACAAACGAGTTAAAGTAATATCCGTGCCTGATGTAGACCCAGTAACAGGAGAAAGTAATTTTGACTTTGAATTTGGTGGCTATACAGTAAAGGATTTTGAAGATATTCAGCTACTTATGGATGAAATCTCATATCGCTGCCTGTATAAACAAGACCCTATAGAACGTGAGGGCTTATTATTCCCAGACGATAAAATCCGAAGATACCTCAATTTGCCACACGGAGAGCCAGAAATTATCACAGCTCAATGCGACACAAAAGGAAAAGGTACAGATTATTTTGTACTGCCTGTATTGCAAAAATACGGAGAAGATTATTACTGCGTTGATTGTGTGTGCGACAACACAGCAGATTATGAAGAACAATACAGAAATGCTGCAGGTGTACTTGTAAATAACAAAGTGCAAGAGTGCGAATTTGAGCGTAATGCCGGTGGCGACAGGGTTGCAATGGAGGTTAATAAGCGTGTAGAGAGTGTAGGTTGGATATGTAATATTACAGACACGCCTACAGAAACAAACAAAGAGGCAAGGATTTTTCAATGCTCTAACTGGATTTTGCAGCACATTATTTTTAAAGACTCATCGCTTTACAAACCTAATGAACAATACGGAATAATGATGTCGTTGCTAAAACAGTATTCAGTATCAGGGAAGAAACAATTAGATGATGTTCCAGATGTATTTTCAAATTTTGCATTGAGGATGACACAGGGTAATAGAGTAGCAAAGGTTGAAGCTGCTATAAATCCATTTAGGAGGTATTAATCTATTATGACAACTAAGGACTATCTGAATCAGATAAGTTATTACAACAAGATAATTGATAATAAATTGATAGAAATAACACAGTATAAAGAATTATCATACAGCATATCAGCGGTTGTTAATGAAGAAAGAGTTATGTCATCATTAGATCCAGACAAAACAGGCTGCGGATATGTCAGACTTGAACAAATGGAAGAAAACCTTGATAAGCTTATAGATAAATACATTGATGTAAAGAACAAAATAATAGAGCAGATAGAGCAGATAAACAACGAAGATTATTACACAGTATTGTTTCTAAGATATGTCAGAAAGTTTACATTTGAAAAAATTGCAAATGAAACAGACTGGTGTTGGCGACAGGTACACAGGATACACGCTAAAGCATTACAAGCCTTTGAAGATAAATATGGAAATGAATATTTATAAAAGATGTCATAGAATGTCACATTGCACTAATGATATACTGTATCTGTAAGAAGTTACAGAGTTGTTTTTCATAAACAAAACATTCCTTATCAAGAAGCACCGTTACTTAATTGTGGCGGTGCTTTTACTATGCAAAGAGGTAAAATATGGAATTTTATGTAAATAAAGATAAGTCAATTATGTGTCCGAACTGCCATAAGTTTTTAACTAAGGCAGACAGCAAAGACCCAAGAACGCATAAATTAGCGTGCAAGCATTGTCACAAATGGATTTGGTATGTGCCGAACGATGATGATGATTTTCAGATTAAGGAAATACCGGATAGCAGAAGTTCAAGCGGTATGACATTCTATTAGGAGCAAGATATGAACACAATGTATTTTCAAGACCTTGTTAGAGGCTGTTATGGTAGAAAAATTGCATATACGAATGTAGATACAATAACTGCTAACAATGTTGTTAAGGTTATTGGAAGTACTATAGGTGTATTTAATTGGAATAAGCCAGTTATTAAGTATCTGTGGCATTACTACAAGGGCGACCAACCGATATTGTATAGACATAAGCTGACTAATGAAGATATTACAAACAAGATTGTTGAGAATCACGCATATGAGATTGTTCAGTTTAAGGTAGGACAGACGTATGGCGAGCCAATTCAGTTTATAAGTCGCAAAGATGATGAAACTATCAATAAAGCTGTTGATACGCTTAATGATTTTATGGCAGATGCCAATAAGCAGGAGAAAGATATTAAAGCTGGGGAGTGGCAGTCGGCAACAGGAACATCCTTTAAGGCGGCTCAACCTAAAAATGGTGATGTGCCATTTAGAATTGTAGCACCTACACCAATGAATACTTACGTTGTTTACAATGAAAGCACAGAAGAACCCATGCTTGTTGTGCAAGAACTTAAAGACGAGGATGGAAACTGGTATAAGATGGCATTTTCAGACACTATGTCTTTCAGAATTGTTGACAGCAAAGTAGTTGAAGCGAAACTGCACACATATGGAGAAATTCCTATCGTTGAGTTTCCTAATAACCACGAAAGAATATCTGATATTGAGCTTGTTATAGGTATGTTGGATGCTATTAATAACATGCAGTCTAACAGAATGGATAGCATACAGCAGTTTGTTGAATATTGGGTTAAATTTGTAAATTGTGAAGTTGATGAAGAAACATTTGCAAAAATGAAAATGAACCACGCTCTTACAGTTAAGTCCATCAATAAGGACAATAAGTCGGATGTCGAAATTATGACACAAGAGCTTAATCAGACACAATGCCAAGTTGCTAAAGAAGATTTGTGGGATAACACATTATCTATATTAGCTATACCAAACAAACAGGGCAACACAGGCGGAGATACTCAAGGGGCGGTTGAGTTAAGAAACGGATGGGATTTCTCTAAGACAAGAGCAAAACTGAAAGACCCTATCGTTAAATCGTGTGAAAAGCGATTAGCAGTAGCAGTTCTTAATATATTAAGGCTTGCTGGAAATGACTTAAAACTGTCGGTTAGAGATTTTGACATACAAATAAATCACAGCCCACAGGATAATATGTACACTAAAGCACAGACACTTACAGTACTGCTTCAAAGTGGAATACATCCGCTCATAGCGATTAAGACAGTAGGCTTATGGGGGGATGCAGAAAAGACATTCTTGCTATCAAAGCCATATCTGGACAATATATACAAGACTATTGAAAATGCACAAGAGCAAGAAAAGAAAGCACAAGAGATAGTTAATCAACTTAATAATCAGCAAAATAAGGCAGTTATCGAATAATCGGTAGCTGCTTTTATTTTATACATTTTGCAGCTATGCGGTAAATAGCAGAAGAACACAGCAGGAGCGACCTGCGGTAACAAAAGCGTGTGTTTAACGGAGGTAATTATGACAAGAGAAGATGTATTAAAACTTTTTCCAGAAGCAACAGATGAACAGATTACGAATTTACTTAATCAGAACAATTCAGAAGTTGCTACCGAGAAAAACAAGGCAAAGCAGTACAAGGCCAAGGCTGACACAGCAGATGACTTACAGAAGCAGCTTGATGAAATACAGGCCGGCAATCTGACAGAGCTTGAAAAGGCAAATAAAGCCCTAGATACAGCTAATCAGCAGATAGCCGATTTACAGAAATCTAACGCTATCAGAGACCAGAGGGAAGCAGCTATGACTAATTTTAAGATTACTGCTGAACAGGCAAAGACAGTTGTTAAAGATGATGGAAGCCTTGATTACACCGAACTTGGCAAGATTATGTCCGAAAAAGAAACCGCTGCGGCACAGGCTAAGGAACAGGAGATTGCAAAACATCAGGATATTCCAGGCGGCGGCAGTAATAAAGGCGGTGCAGACAATAAGACAAATGCTGAAAAAATAGCAGAAAACCTTATATCTAATGCACCTAAGAACAATGATGTTTTATCACATTATATTCAGTAATAACAGGAGGTAAGAAATGGCAAAGGAAATGAATATGCAGTATGAAAAAACTTCATATGCAGGAGATGTTCAGATTTTAAAGAGAGAACCTAATGAAGCAATCCCATTAACACTTGATTTTTCAGCGGTAACAGAAAAGGATGCGAATGGAAAGAAGATTGTAAAGGCTGGTACACCAGTAAACAAGTCTGGTGTGGCTGATAATGCAGCAACAACAATCGGAATCTTAAGATTCGATGTAACAGAAGACAGACCGCAGGGAGTAGTGCTTAAAAAAGCATATCTCAACACAAAGGTAGCAGAAGCACATTCTGGCGTTACATATGACGCAGCGGTTAAGACCGCTCTTCCAATGATTGTATTTGAATAATAACAGGAGGTAAACAGATGTTAATTAATGAAGTATTAGACAGTAAGTCTATTGCATTATCGGCAACAGAAAACGCTAGCAACCAGATACCTTATCTTGGCTTACAGTGGTTTCCAGAAAGAAAGAAGCAGGGACTTGATTTAGGTTGGATTAAGACACACAAGGGTTTACCGGTTTCGCTTGCACCATCTAATTTTGACACAATCCCAACACTTAGAGCCAGAGAGGGATTAAGCAAAGAAAAAACACAGATGGCATTTTTCCGTGAGGGAATGACAGTCGGCGAAGAAGAAATGCTTGAAATCGAGCGTATTCAGTCTGCGGACGACCCATACCTTGCAAGTGCTTTGTCAAGTGTGTATGACGACACAAATAATCTTGTAAGTGGTGCAGAAGTTGTACCAGAGCGTATGAGAATGTCACTTCTTGCAACAAATGCAGGTCATCCGGTAATTGCTATCGTGAGTGATGGCGTTCAGTATGCCTATGATTATGACAAAGACGGCTCATACGCAAAAGACCATTACGCAAAGTTAACCGGAACAAGTATGTGGAGTGACACGGCTAATTCAAAGCCACTCACAGACCTTAATAATGCGAGAAAGAAGTTACAGAAGCAGGGCAAGATTGCTAGATATGTGCTGATGAACAGCAATACTTTCCAGTATCTGCTTGATAATGCACAGATAAGGAACTCAATCCTTGCACAGAATCTTACAGCAACTATTGAGGTTGATGATGATACTGTTATTTCAGTAGTGCAGAAGAGAACAAAGCTCACTATCGTACTTTACGATAAGATGTACATTGATGATGATGGCAAGGAGCAGTACTTCTACCCAGATAACAAGGTTACACTTCTCCCAGATGGCAATCTTGGCAGCACTTGGTTCGGCACTACACCAGAAGAAAGAACAGCAAGACAGTTACCTAATGTCGATGTTACAACATACGGTGTAGGTATTACAGTTGCTACGAAGACAGAATACGGACCACCTATGAAGATGTCAACATTTGCTTCCGAAGTTGTACTTCCATCATACGAGAATATGGATAGCACATTCGTATATGAGGTTCATAGCGAAGAGTAGGAGGTGCAACTATGAAATATCCATATATAGTAGTTCACAATGGTAAATGGTATAACGCAGGTGAAGAAGTTCCAGAAAATAACAATTCTGGAGCTTCTTTTGATTATAGCAAAACAACCATAAATCGTATGTCTACATCTGATTTACAGGCGTTTGCCGCAGAACAGGGTATAGACAACGCAGAAGAACTCACAGGAGCAGAATTAAAGAAGCTGTTAATTGAGAAATTAGGGTTATAGGAGATAAGCTATGGAATTGAAAGATACAGTAGAAATGATGAATAGTGCTGACTACAAAGATAGATTTAAAGCAGAGTATCAGCAAGTGGTTATTCGCTATAAGAAACTAAAAAATATGCTTGATAAGTGGGATAACGATGAACTTACATTTACTCCAACTTGCCCTAGAAGTACATATAATATGCAGATTAAAGCAATGACAGATTATATTGCAGTTCTTGAAGCGAGAGCAGTAATGGAAAATGTAGAGCTTTAGAAAGGGTTTAAACTATGGCAGAATACACCACATTAGAACAGGTCAAAATCAGACTTAAACAATTTCATATTGATACAGTCACAAATGATGATGAAACTACATCTGATGTGGTAGTGTTTGATAGCAAAGAAGATAATCCGATAATCGAACAGCTCATTAAGCAAGCTACAGAAGATGTAAAGGCAAGAAGAAACTACCCCGACAGCTACACAAATGAAATGATAACCGAAGATTTGAAGAAATTTGAAAGCGTTATCGTTAATCTTGCAGTCTATGACCGTTCACAAGCAGGCGAAGCATTTATGGCAAGTTACAATGAGAATGGTGTAAACAGAACTTGGAAAGACAGAGACAGCTTATTTGTTGGGGTATTTCCATTTGCTAAAGTGTTATAGAAGATTGTGCGTTAGCATTTTGCTGATGTCAGCAATATGTTAGCAGGCGGCACACATTAAGGGTGGTGGGCGGTGTGCCTATTAATTTAGAAAGGCGGTATATCAATGCCAATAGCAGTAATTATAAGCATAATTTCAGTTGCTTTTTCCGTCTTTTTCGGATTTTTCAGTTTATCATTCAACTCTAAGAATGATAAACGAAGTGACAGAGTAGAACTTGAAGAACGTGTGAAAGAGAACACGCGAATAAATATGAAACTTGACGCAATATCCAACAATACAACGGAGATTAAGAACGAAGTCACAGAAATGCGGAAAGAGCTTAATTCTCACGATAGTAGGATAATTAAAGTTGAAGAAAGTGTTAAGTCGGCACATCACAGAATTGATGGCATAGAAACAAGACTTAATGATGACAAGGAGGTGTAGATAATGGATATTATTCAGACATTAATTGCAAATATGACACTTATATTAGCAATCATCGGAGCTATTGCTTTTCTTGTATCTGTAATTACACAGGTAATTAAGGGCATTGGAGTATTTAATAAAGTGCCTACAGATATTGTAGTATTTGTTCTGTCAATCGGTATTACTGTAGCGGCATTTGTTGCTTATATGCAATACATTCATATGACGATACTGTGGTATATGATACTTGCGGCTATTATGGCAGGCTTTATCGTTGCGTTTGTTGCAATGTTTGGCTGGGAGAAGTTATCCG